GATCATTCTCGTATGGATCGCGCTCGTATTGTGCAATATCTTCACTATTATCAACCACGAAACCAAATGGGACCACGTCATCCTCAATCGCTTTCATCTTTTGCTCAAAAAGAGTCTTCTTAAAATTAATGTCAGTCATATCTGCAAACATCTGAGAGGAACAGAAATACCCAAACAGCACGAGATTCATCATTAAGTCGTCGTGGTTACCGTCGCTGGCTTCATACGATTGTCCCTTTGCCTCAAAAGTAGATATCTCTAGAATCGTGTTTTCATCAACGACCGTCAGTTTTCCTTCTTCAAGGATGTCTTTAATCGCTGAGCAGCCTAGACGTTTCGTCTTACGATTAATTTCGATTCCTAACGCACTAGCCTTAACCGTAGATTCTACGTGAAGGTTCTCATACTCAAAGTCGTAGTACATACCATTACAGACAACAGTACCCTGATCGTTTGATTCAATTACCACATATGCGTCGTTGTAGACCTTCGCATACTTATAGATAATATCAGGGAAGAGTATTGGAGAGATAGAATTGTTCCGATACACTGCCACTTGTTCAAATGGGCGTGTCGTAATGTCGATAATGTTGAACGTAGAGTAATCCTGACCTCTTCCTTTCGAGACATCAACGGTCATGATGTACTCGTGCTTTGCGCAAGGTTCTTTATATACAGATAAAAGACCGCCCTCTAGAAGCTGTAGGGGCGCTGTTGCTCGCAATGACAACAGCGTCTCTGCATTTATTAGAGTATCTCCAGTCCCAAAAAATGTATTTCCGAATTCTTGATCGAATTGTATCTTGCTAGTGTTTGCAATTGTTTGTTCTTTCCATTTTTCGTCGCGGCCAGGGACGTCCCACCAATCGACTCTAAAGGGTTTAAACTCGTTTACGTTTTGTAGTGCACCTTCCCAGATTTTATGGAAGACGTTTCCAATTCCGTTTGCGGTAGAGGTGATGATGACTTTTGTGTCTTGTCCTGCTGAGACAACAGGATACGTGGAAGTGTAAAACTCAGCTGCTCGCTCAACAAAAGCAAACTCATCGAGATAGAGCAGATTAACAGACATACCACGAATAGAAGACCCGCTAGTGGCAGCAGCAACAATCCGAGAATTATTAGAAAACTCGATTGAACTTTTATTAAGAGTTTTACACCCAGGTTGTAGAAAGAATGGAAGATTTTCCAACATGAGAGTAATGCGCCCGAGCATTTCTCTGGCAGTCGCGCCTTTATTCGCCAGTATAGCGATTGTTTTTTCGGGGTTGAAAATGGCGTACCAAAGTAGGTAGGCAACCGACGATATTGATTTACCAGACTGTCGACAAGCAAGAACGACGCTAAACCGATTATCGTTAAAGTGTCGAAACATATTCTGTTGATAATCGTAAAGAGTAAATGGAACGAGCCCTTTATCCAACGAAATAATTTTAACGTATACTTCTGCAAAGTATGAGGGATCACCCATGCATTTGGCGTATTCACGAACTTCTTCCTCAGTCCACTCTTGGACTACACCATCACGTTTTACATTGATGTTACCGAGGTAAGTCTCGCTATTCATTCTCGGCGACGTCAGCATTAATCACTTTTTCATCATTCTTTAATAATCTTTGTAAATCTGTGGTGCTCCCAAGAAACACATTGTTGTTTGTAATTTGTTTTTGTTCTGGTTTATCTTCTTTGATAACTTCCTTGTGTTTTTTGTTCAGCTCCATCAGCTTGTCTGTAACGTCGGCGATGTTTTTGATCATGCCAGACAAAACCTCGAACGCGCGAGGGTGCTCGGACTCCCGCGCGACCTGAATCATCAGCTCAAGTGATTCTTTACCACCTTCAATCAATTCAAGGTACGTATCTCTTGAAACGTCGTAATCATCCTGTATATTTTTTTTATCACTCATAATATTATATAGCAGTGATTGTAGGTTTGACGTAAACCCATCCCAATTGGGCGTCCTCTACTCATTCAATTATTCTCCAGTCGCCGCCTCGAGAGTTTCCACTCTCGCCTTTGCATGATCTAGAATGTTCTTGACCAGCTTTGCGTTCGTCATGTCTTCTAATTCATTACCTTGTAACCTTGATTTGACATTATATTGCACGCCGTTTCTCTCAATAGTAAGCAGTGCAATGCCACCTCTTTGCTCTTTCGATATAATCTTTGTGTTTGTTGCAGTCCAACTCATTTCCCTACTCCCTGACGCGACGAATAAGCGTGAATCGCTTGTAAGTCTCCGACTGATATGGCTTCTCCTACTTCTTCTGCAGCAAATGGAAATTTAGAAGCCTCAGTTCCCTGGGCAAAATCTGCAAACGGAGAATTACCAGGACCAACCCTTGATCCACCTCCATACCAAGCGTCAGTAGTTCCGCTTACTGCATTTTTAAAATAATAACCACCTGGGCGTGTGGCGGGGTTATTGGTAGGGATCCCATTGAATTCTTGCTTTAATGTAAGAGTTCCAACCGTAGTAAAAACGTTTTCATTCGCAAAAGGAAACCTACGAATAGATTTTTTCGCGGGGAAAGGTATATAATCTCCATTTGGACCGAGACTTCCGTCTGGGTTTAATCCATCGTATCCTCCCCCACCGGATATGTACGCATATTGAGACGATGTATGACCCATAGCTAAGTAAATGCCAGCATTAAGTTCACCAACTTGTGCTGATTTTGGCGATTCACTTGAAAATGGAAATGCATCGATGTGAGTCCAATAGTTCGAATAATAATATGTACCGCCAGCAGAATAAGATTGATCAGCAGTATAATGACCCGTAGATAATTGAGTTTTTTCACGCAAAGTTCCAACTAATGAGACCGCACTTTCAGTTGGCATATTAAACTTCTGTATTGTGTTCACGCCTTCTGCATAATCGTAATCATATCCGCCGGAATAATATAAGTTGTACGACCCCTTTGAACTAGTCCCAACGCCACCATATCCCCCACCACCAGCAGCTAAGTCCGAAAGCAAGGTTGTAGGTGTAGCTGTCGAAAACGGGTAAGACTCTCGCGTTTTTGATGAGCTGCTAGTCTCGCCAGGAGCGGGAAAGGCAGGACTATTTACATTAGAAACATATCCGCTTATAAAATACCCTTTAGTGTCGTTCCTTCCTACACCCGCTGAATATCTTCGGAGGTTAAGGTCACCAGCGCCACTAGAAGTAAAAGTACCCGCGTTTAATGGAAATGTTGCATAGCTTTGAATATTTTGATACGTTGGTGGGCCAGCGCGAACAATTTGATACCCCAATGGCCCACCTGGAACGTTAGCCATTTCCCCACCAACATACCCTTTATCCTGACCCTGATGCCACTCATACCAATATGAAGGTGATCGAGAAAGTGGGTTTGATAAATCAAACCCTGTTACCGGAACAGGCATAATAGACTCCTAAAATATTTACGAGACTATTTATGTTATTTGAACCTGTCAGGACCGTTTATCCAGATAACGATAACCCATCGCTCGCCTTTCGTTACAGGCGTAACCCGATGCAAACACCAAGACGGGAACATACCGATAGAACCAGTTTCTGTCGGCGCTTGTACCATCACGCCATTAGAGTTCACTTCTAACACACCGCCTTCGTAGTCTGACTGCTTAGATAACGGGATAGAAACCGAGATTTTACGAGTCGCGCTAGATTCAGGGCCAGAGTCGATATGCCAATCGTAATGAGAATTATCTTCTTCCTTGTAGTGTAGCAGCTGTAATGAGTGGGTAATGCCCAACAGGTTGAACCTGAAGTATTCAGCGTTGGCTGTAGCGACTGCTGCACCAATCTTATGAAACGCCCAAGCTGTCTCTTCATTTAGCGGGATATCGTAAGTATCCACTTCTCTCGTTTCAGGACGATATGCTCTGGTTGTATCAGAGCCGACCGTTGACTTATGCCCGTATCTCTGAGAAGCCCATCCACTCGCCTCCTCGCACTCCTCTGGCGTGAACATAAATTCAGGTCTGAAACTTTGATTGAATGAGATAAAACCTGGAAAAATATTATCACAAGTTCGGATCATCAATCCATCAAAGATCGTCTGCGCCTGAGGCAACGCAAAGGTGGTAACAGGATCTTCAATCATTTGCTGCTGCTGTTGATTCTGTTGAGTCATTTCCGGATCGAGGAAAGATTTCCTTTGTCCACGAGCTTCTTTGGGCTTACCCATGCCGCCTCTACCATCGAATTTATGATCTTTGTATGGACCATTTGCGTCTACAAAGTGGAAGAAAACCTGAACCTGCCAATTGCCTTTGTATTTCGGACGCCAGTGCGGTAGCTCACATCCACGATACATAACAAGGTCGCCGACACCAATGTTAATCTCTTCACCAAGTTTGTCGTCTTCATTCTCAGCAAAATAGATCGGCCAAAGAGCAGAAGCCTCGTCGAAACCAAGTGTCATTGTTCCAGAGATTTCGCAGGAAGGTCGGTCTTGATGTCTTGCTAACGCATCACCGTTTCTATAGATCCTTGCATAAGTGTACGTCGGTAAAAGCTGAATACCCAACTGTTGACCGAGTGGCTCTGCTAATCGTTCGCAAACTGCGTCGAGTATTTCATCTCCATAAACAGAGTCAGAAAGAGGACACTGCTCGTCCTTTGTGGTTTTGCCCATTTCGTGAAGGCGAAACATATGTTCGGTTAGAGTTTTGCAATCTTCTTTCGAGATGGTATCGTTTAGATATACCCACTTCTTATCTTCGAAAAATTTAGCAGCATTTGTCATGATATAATCTCCGGATAAAATGCTTCATAATACCATTTGTGGTTTTCCACTACCGAATTATGAAAGTCAGGCGATAGAGTCCTTTTAGGTTCGCTCCATGGTTTAAATTTTGTTTCAGTTCTATGACTGGTCTTTTCTCTAAAGTACGCGTTGTCGTGTTCAAACACCGCATTCTGTTCGATATTGTTCAAATCATACTCATATTTACCACAGTTTAAAAACTTGGTAATTTTCTCTAACACTAGTGCAGGAGCACGTATGAAATCTTCGTATCTTACAAACTTCACTTTGTTTTCGTTTCGCTGGAATATATCCATAAACGTTCGTAGTTCATCGAACGATCCGCCAAGCGCAGTTCCTGAATTGAAATGATAATGATATTTTTGCGGCTCCGTCATCGAAGCATACATCTTCAAATCATCAGCATAACTATGTAGGGCTTTGATACCTTCGTTAATTCTCTCAAACGATTCGGCAATATCTCTTAGGTCGCGAACTGTAACGATAATTTGAGAACTTGGATATAGATGATGCAACCCAGCCCAGTTTCTTGACTTAGAGATTACCGTAGCTTTTTTGGTCAACCCCTCCTACCAACATAGAG